TTTCAACTTATATAAAGCCATTTTCAACTTTAACATTAGAAGGATCTGGTACTGACATTGTATATTGATTACCTAATACTCTAGGATCAATGGTTGATCCATCCTTAATTCTTTGTTTTATTTTTTCAAAATCTAATCCTTTAATTGGATAAGGAACTAAACAAATATCTTTGTTATAATTAATCATTCTTTCAACCATTTTAAAATTAAAAGAAATATCAGAATCTATAAATAACATATGTGTACAATTTGATTCCATAAATGCAGATACACAAAGTTGTCTTCCTTGTGTAACTAAACTACTTTTCATTACTTGAAACATTGCAGGTATTTTTCTAACAAAACATTCTTTTTGAAATTCTAAACAAGCTTTAAAATAATGAATAGATACATCAGAGTGAACGGGTGTTGCTACAAAGATACGATACGGTTGTTTATACGCCATTTAAAAAATTCTTCCAATAAGTCTTTATTACATTCCAATGATAGAACTGTCTATAGTACTGTTGTTGAAATTTCATTTTTGTTTCATCTACATCATTCATCATTACTGATAGTTTATCTATAACTGCAGCAAATTGAGAAGCTAATAATTTTCTATTATTCTGATGCGGAACATATATTGGAAATTCAGCACAGGTTTCATACAAAGCACCGAGGTCCGTGGTTACTGCAACAAGGCCGCAGGCTAACGATTCCATAGCCGCTAAACAAAATGTTTCTTCAAAAATAGAAGGATGTACATAACAATCATAGGTATGAAGTATCTTCATTAATTCTTTATGATTTAAATATCCCTTATAATTAACATTTTTTATTGTTTTAGCTTTATCATATAATTCTATAAATTGTTTATCGTTAGCTTCTTTAAACACATCACCATAGATCTGTGTACTTGAATAAATATCTAATTCTACTTTGTCTGTTTTAATTTGTTCCATAGCAGAAAGTAAAACATCTAATCCACGCCATGGTGTTGAAGTATAAATTAATTTTATTTTATCTTTAGGTTTAAAATCTGTCTTTATTATTAAATCATCATCAAAACCATTTTTAATGACTAAGCATAACTCTGTAGGCACACTAAAAAAATATCTAAACTTTTCATAAGTCCAATGAGAATTAAATACATACCAATCATATTTACCATGATTTAATTTATTCTTAAACCAAGGCATTACATTAGGTTGATCATAACTATTATGAACCCAAAGTATGTTTGGTTTATCTATAACTAAAGGTGTCTTTTCTGGAACGGATGTTGTTATTTGAACTTTATTAAGAAGATCTTTATTTACATATTTATGTAAATACTCTAGTTGAATTTCGGTGCCGCCATAAGGATTCATTCTTTAGTCTTACCAAAAACCTGTAAAGATGCAACTGTTATTTTTAAATCTTGTTGTAAATGTTCTTCTTTAGTTGGAGTATTAGGATTTGCAACATCTGCCTTAAATTCATCAAGGCTAGAATAAATTTGTCCTGTTACTTTATTTTTAATTATCTCTTCAGCTTTAGCTGGAATAACTGGAACTTCTTCTCCATTAATAATTACTGTTTTATTTGACATGTTTATTTATACACTATTATCTTCTTCCTTGTCCACGATATTCCTTGCGACTATTTCTTTTATTAGGTCTTTTTGAATGTCTACCAGGTCTTTTTTTATTGGTTTGTTTAATATACGCACCATTTCCTACACTTACTTTTCTAGCCATTCTCCTGTGATCTATCTATCAATAAATAACTTATAACACCTTTAGCTACACCTGTAACTTCAGCCTGAGCTAAAATACTATCTCCTGCTTCTAAATTTAAAACTTGTCCTGCTGCTTGTTGTGTAGTGTCTGCACCCATATCTATATGAAAAAATTCAAAGTTAGTAGTTACTGAAGCATCATGTAAATACATCTCTACTAAATTATTATTATTGTGTTCATTTGTTACACTAATGCTTTTAACAATTCCAACTGAACTTGTATTAATAGTTAGTACAGTAGTTAAAGTTGTACCTAAAATAAAACCTTGATTTTTATAAAAATTTGCCATTAACTAATAAACCATTCGAATCGTACTAATTCATTTTTAATATCTGTAAGATATGAAGTATTTAATTGATTTTGTAAAGTCTCTAACGTTTGATTAATTTGTCTAAAATTATCAACCGTATAAGGTTCTTGAGGTTCTGGAATATATACATTTATTTTAGCCATTATGTTTGTGGAGCACTTCCGCCTCTACCGTCTGGTTGAATATCTACTCTAAATATTCCATAACGCCAGTTGTCGTCAAGTGCATCGTTTTCTATTTTAATTGCAGCAAGTCTTCCTCTTGCACGGGTATCTATCTTATCTGTTGTTGAAGTCACTGTAAATGGTCCAACGGTTGTTTCTCCCTGTGCAGATGTTGTATCTGCTGGATAAGCTTTAAAGAATAATGTTACTTTAGTATTACCATCTAAATATTTAAAGTCTGGAATAAACCTTCTTATCTTAATAAAGTATTCACCATCCCCATCAATATCTAAATCAAAGTCACCTGATTTTACAAATGCAGATATTGCTATATTTGTTGTAAGTGTACTTGTAGTATATATAACTTCATTAACTCCTACTTCGTGTTCAAATACATAACTACCACTTGCAGTCACACCATTAATTGTAGGTATATTGGGAACTAAAGTATCTATATATTGAGTCGCTGTTGGATTTTCTAATACATGAGAATCTTCATAAGTTGTTCTTGATAAAGATCCTGTTACCCAAGATTGTAATTCATAATTATATGTAACAACTCTATCTATTTGTGTTGATGTTGCTTGTGGATAAAACCAACTTATTTCTGTAAATAAACTATTATGTCCTGCAAAAACTAATTCACCATTTGTGAAGTTAAGACCCAAAGCATCTCCTGTAGTAGTAAATACAAAGTTTTCAACCGAAGATGGTAATGTTTTAACTGTTCCATCAAATACAAAGAAGTTTCCAGAATCACCCATCCAATACACAGCACCATCTACGAAGACTGCTGCATGCTGACCAATACATCCACAATTTGATCCAACTTGTCTAATACTAAATGTAAAAGGAGGTCCAACAAACTGCATTGTATATGCTGCTTCATCTGTAAGAACTAACATGTAATCTTTACCTTTTACTGCTGTTATAATTTTACTACCATTATCTAATCTAAATGTACCTGCTGTATTAGTTGATGTTGGTTCATAAACTTCAATATCTTCTTGATCTGAAAAACGAATAAACATAGGATCTTGAGATGCTGGACTTCCAATTGCAGTTTCAGTACCAAAATGAATTAAATGTCTGTCTCTGTCCGACACCCTTGTTAATACTGAGGCTGTAGGATTACCTGATAATACTGTTGCACGTGTAGTAACATTAGCTCCTGCGTTAGGATCCCATGAAAAAGTTTTTCCATTTTTAATTGTTGCTATTAATAATTCTCCAAAATTATCTAATGACCATGATCCTGCATCTAAGGTTACTGCATTAGTATTTGATTGTTCTCCCCAATCAGTCCAATCAGTTGCATTTGTTACAGTTGCAGCATTTAAATGTGATGCGGCTGTAGAACCATCTATACCTCTAGTACAACCCGTAAATGTTGTTGCAGTTTTACCTGTATAGCTAATCAATTCTGTTCCAATATCTATTCTTCCATTTGGAGGCGGAGTTGGAAACCCTGTTGTAGAAACAACCGTAACAGTTGTTGTAGTATTACTAATATCTCCATTTAATGTTGTAATTACAGATATAGGTATTGTTCCACCATAATATCCTGTACCATATCCATAACCAAAAGTTGAACCAATAGGCCCCACTGTTTCATAAGGATCTGTAGTAATTGTTCCACCTGCAGTAACTCCTGTACCTGATTCAGCTACAGGCATTGTAACTGTAAATGTATTTGCATTAGGAACAGAAATAACTTGAAAAGTATTTGTTTCAAAATCAGCTGTTGTAAAACTAGTAGTTGGACTTCCTGGTGTTGTTACTGATGAAAATAAAAGTAAATCTCCAACTTCAAAATTATGTGAAGTTTTGTTAATCGTAACAGTTGTAGATCCTGTTGTAGAAGTATAAGTACATCCTGTTAAAGCTGCTTTGAGTGGAGTAATATCATAAAGTTCTTCACCAAAAAGAACATACAAAACTTTATTTGTACCTATTACAACATAACGTCTACCTGTTAAATCAAACCAAGAATGTATATCTCTTGCAGCCCCTACTAAAATATTAAAGCCAATCTGACTCCATCCTCCTATTTTTTCAGGAGATCCATATTGAAAGCGAACGTTATCTCCGTCTATCCAACGTCCTTCTGCTTGTGATGCAGTATCATTTTTATCAAATCCTGGGGGTAGTGGTATTTTTTTAAGTGGCATATTAAATTCCTTGTATAGGATAACGTATTACAACAAGTCCTGGATTTGCATCTGGAAAAGCTGGTAAGTAACCACTTCCTCCACCTCTTCCATAATTTGCGTTATTATAAGTTGTATAATTATCATTTCCTTGAGTTATAACAGATCCATTTACTGTATTTGTCCCAGTTCCAGTTCCAGCAGTTGAAGTTCCTCCACCTCCACCACCAGCTCCTTGAAAATCTCCACCTGCAGCTCCACCACCAGATCCTCCAGCAACACCTCCACCACCGCCACCTCCCGCTGAGGCATCTCCTCCAGCGTCTCCACCTTGAGCTCCATTCACAGATCCAGAAGCTCCTGCGGTTCCTCCTCCACCAGAAGTTCCTGAGGTACCATCATTTCCTCCACCTCCTCCATTTCCAGCTTGAACACTTCTTTCAGATCCTCCGCCTCCTCCACCTCCAGAAGCTACAATTAATCCTGTTGTTCCTCTTATTATAGCAGAAGCCCCACCACCTCCACCTCCACCTCCTGAGAATCCACTACCCCCAGCATTTCCTCCACGTCCTCCAAAATAATAATTTGTTCCACTGATAGTAATACCACTTCCTGCTGTTCCACCCCCACTTCCTGTTGATAAAACACCATAACCTCCTGCTCCTCCAACACAAATACTAAGTGTTTCAGCAGAAACACTTAATCCTAAATTTCTAGCATAAGCTGCCCCACCTCCATCACCACCATCTCTTCCAGCTGCTATTCCTCCTGGACCTGTGTATCCACCTAATCCACCTCCGCCTCCCCATAAAAATGCTTCTATAGTTTTATAAGGACCAGGATTTGTAATTACAAAATTTCCATTAGATGTAAATGTATGAACTTTATAAAGAACCCCATTTATAGTTTCGGTAGTTATTGTACCTCCTGTAGCATTTAAAAAAACTATTCCTCCAAAGCCAAATCCTTTTGCGGACATTGCTCCCGAAGTGCTAATAACTGGCATGATTATTTAAATTGTACTTGTGCTGCAAGAACAGTAAAAGCAGCGTTTCCTGTTTTTATAACTGTATAAATGTATGAATCTATTGAATTAATATTACCTGCTGTTGGAGCACTTCCACCTTGCCATTTAGGTGTAACTGTACTTCCATCAACTTGAACTACGTTATTATAATAAGCAGTACTTCCTTGAGTTGCTAAAAATACAACTGTTATACTTTCTCCAGTGCTCATTTTATTATTTAAGGTTGTAGATCCATCTCCTCTAATATTTATTGTAAAGTTACCAGATGCATTGGATGTGAAATATAAAACTGCTTGAGTATTGGTATCATAATTAATTGTACCTGTTGCAGCTGTGGCAGATATTGTAATTTTTTCTTTAACTTCTTCAACTTTACCCATTCCATTAAAAGTAATTGCACCTGTGCCTTTAGGAGTAAAATTAATACCAACATTAGTATCACCACCTGATGCAGAAATATTAGGGTTATTACCTGTTGCAGCATTTGCAACTGTTAATTCATTTACTGCAGAAGCAGTTGTAGTAAATATAATTTCTTCATTACCATTAGCATCATCAATAACATCTATGATAGGAGTGTTTAATACTATTGTATTTGCTGTACCATTATTTATGGTTGGTGAAGTTAATGTTTTATTTGTTAAAGTTTGAGTCCCTTGTAAATTTACAAGTCCTAAATCTACAACATCAGTACCATTTAAATAAACTAATTTTGATGATTTATCTGTTCCTGAAAATATAGCAGAAGCTCCACCTACTTGGTTTAAAGCAACAGTAAAGTTTCCTGTCGTGCCATTTTCTAAGATATAAGTTTTTTCAATACCTGATGCAACAAACACTGTACAGTTTGCTGTAATAGTTCCTGTAAATTTTAAAACTGCATTTCTAGCATCAGAAATAGCAGCATTAGTCATGGATAATGTAGTATTCGTAGAAGTTAATGCAATGCTTTCAAAACCAGCGATTGCTTGCTGTAATAAGTTTAAATTAGTATTGGTTTTATCTCCCCATGTACCAGCGTTTTCGCCAGTAACCATTAATTCAAGTTTAAGATCGGTAGAATAGGATGATGCCATAATTAAGCTATTATATAAGTGTTAGGCTGCAATATCAACCACAGACCAAGTGTTAGTTGTATTGGTACTTACAGTTGTCCAAGTATTAGTTACGTTTATATCAACCACGGCCCATGCTACGACTACAGGTGTTTTTGTAGACATTTGCATAGAAACTCCTGTTACAGGAACTCCAATACCTATAACTACTGAACCTGAATTAGATTGTATTAAATTAGTAGTTAATAATACATCCGTATCAACAACGATTGATTCATTACCTAATGTAGTTTGTAATAAATTAGTTGTTAAATTTACATTAGCATCTGCAGTAATAACTTCATTACCTAATGCTGTTTGAATTAAATTAGTAGATACATTAACATTAGCATCAGCTGTAATAGCTACGTTAGAAACATTAGATTGAATTAAATTTGTAGATAATGTAGCAATAGTTACAGCTTGAGCATTTACACTAGTTAAAAATGTATTTAATTGTAAACCAACTAAATTTATTTGAGCAGCTATATCTACAACTACATTATTAACTGTAGTTTCAAGTTCTTGTTCTGCACCTGCAGCAATAAAAGCATTTGCTCCTGCAATGATTGAAACACTATCAATTTCAAATTGTAATAAATTACCTGTTACATTAATATTTTGATCTGTTGTAACAACTTCATTTCCTAGAGCAGTTTGAATTAAATTAGTAGATAAATTAACATTAGCTTCTCCTATAATAGCTACGCTAGATACATTTGATTGAATTAGATTTGTAGTTAAATTAACATTTGCCCCTGCGGATACAGCAACTGTTGAAACATTAGCTTGTAACTGAAGACCAGTAACGTCTACTGATTGATTTATAATACCTTCTGATGAGAAAGGTGCTTCTGCAAAGGCTGTTGCTCCAAAAAACATATAATAATCCTATAGTGGGAAGGGTTGGTGTGTAAGGTGGAAGACCCCTCCCAATATAGAATTATATCATTTCTTAAACCAGCTCGGAAGACCTAGATGTTTTCTTTTATCAAAAATATTGTCTTTTGCACCTTTAGTTGCAGCATTATTATAATGTAAAAATACTTGGCCGCAGTCTTGACCATCAAATGCTTCTCTCCAGTGCTCTAATAAATTACCTCTATAAACCAACATATCACCAGGTTTTAAATTTACTTTAATTCCTTTTGTATTATCAGAAATATAACCTTTACCTTCTACAACTCCACCCATTTTTGGATTTGGTTCAATATAGATTGGCCATGAATCTCCACCTAGATTTAATGTTGTAGATATTTCACAACTAAATCTATCTTTATGACGATGTAGAATATCTCCTTTTTTATAAATTCTTGCGTAAGAATAAGTTGGAATTAATTTTACTCCAGTTTGTTTTTCCATAATAGGTTGAACTAACAATAACAAAGTTTCCATAGCAATATCTGAATAATGAGAATAAGTATTAGGAACTTGTTCATCATTCCAAACACCAAACTCTGTAGTGAATGGAGAAATATATCTTTCATCAAACATTGTTCTTGCAACTTGTCTTTTCATTAAAAAGTAATTGTAAACAAAGTTTGCAATTTTTGGATCTATTGCTTTTTCAATTACAGTAAATCTATCTTTTTTAAAATTATATTTAGACATTTACCTTTGCCATTTCTTTAGGAACTGCTTGAATATTAAAATGAATAAATCTAAATGGTTCTTTACCATGATCTACTGCATATTCATGTTCCATATATCCTGGAAAGAATATAAGTGTTCCAGGTTTAACTTTAAAGTGTATAAGTTCTGTACCATGTGTAATTGCATCTGGTTTTTTAAGTTTTAACTTCGTACAACGTGCTCCTGTTCTAGGTTCGTGAAATATTGGATAAGAAGTATTTTCACTTGCTTTAAGAAAATAAAATCCACCTACATGTTGATTCCAATGAATATGAGCAGAATGATGACCACCACCATTTTTAGCAAATTCTTGTACCCAGCTTTCAGAAAAGAAAGTAGTATATTCTTGCATAGCAAATCCTTGCCAATCTAAAAACTCCCAAGCTTTCTGACCAACGTAATTATGAAAATCTCTAAACTTAGTATCTGCAGTTAAAGGTGTTGAATGATATGAAGTTCCAAAATCTCCATTTTTTTTAATGTCTGCTTTTCTTAAATTTCTAGCTTCTTTAATATATTTGTCAGTTGCTTTAGTAAGCGACTTTACAAATTCTTGTTTATCTTCCATCCAGATTGGTGTTTTAAAATACTCGTTTATAAACATATTATTTAAAAGGATATCCTAAGTTCCAAATAACTAAAGAATATCTAGTTCCTCTTGTTACAGGTTGTACTCTATGCCACACAAAAGAAGGGAACACAACAATAGAGCCTTTTGGAAGTATTTCCTTTACGTTCAACACATGTTTATCTTCATCACGCATGTGAGGATCATAATTTCTACAATCAAACTGTAATTCGCCACCTGTATATTCCGAGCCATCAGTTAACTGACAAGTTACAGATAATTTTCTAATTTTACCATGGCTGTTTGGATCATCAGGTTTATCGTATGGTTTGTCCCAAGAATCACAGTGCCAATCATAATATTGATTTAACTTATATTTAGTAAATTGGCAAGACTCAGAAAAATTCCAATCATAATTCCATCCTGCTAACTTATTAGCCTCGTGCACGTACGGGTGTATTTCTTTATAAATCCAAGTATCATTTAACCATACAATATTAGAATTTCTTTTCTTTTTTAAATCTATAATTTCTTCTTCTTTTAATGGTTGTTCTTTTAAATTTCTGTTAGAACCAAGTCCACCTGTAATGGCTAAATCTTCTTGATGTTGTAATCCATATTTAATAACATCATCACAAAACTTTGGAGTTAAAGCTGATTTAAAGTACCAGTAATAATTAGATAAATTCATAAGTTGTAGTTAATATAAAATTTAATTGTTCTGATGTATTAGAAGTTATATGATATCTTTGTGTAGAAGGAAACATAATAAAATCGTTGTTATTTAAAGGTATTTCCCAACTTCTGCCTTTTCTTCTATTATCATCATATTCTATAAATACTTTACAAGAATCTTTTCCTATATTTACTCCATATAACATTACATAATCTGGTGAATGTCTTAAATCTACAGGATCAACTTGTAGATAAGTATATGAATGGTGTCTTGGTTTATAAATATTACCGATTGTTTTTTTATGAACTAATGTAAAACCATATTCTAAATTTACATGTTCACGTAAATATGTTTGTAACATATCCCAAGATCTAGAGAATGGAAATTCTCTATTATAAATAGTAGACGATAAAATATCTGCACCTAATTTTTCTCGGTCTATTTCAAAACCTTTAGGCATTTCTACTTGACCAAAATGTAGGTCTATTTGAGATAGTATTTTTTTATGCATAACACCGTATGCAATAGATATATATTGTTTAATTAGGTGTCAATAATTAAGAAACTTTAGAATCAACTAAATCCCAAGACTGATTTGCTTCATTCCAGTTATAACCCCATCTATGAGTGTTAGCTGTATTTTGAGCAGTTTGTTCTTCAGTTAATGCTGGTGCATCACCAATTGGTGATTTCCAAGATGCTGTAGGAATATGTTTTACCCATGAAGCAAAAGGTTTCTTTGGCCAAAAGATTTGATCATCTTCATCCCAAGTATAACCAATACCTGCATAGTTTCCTCTAAATGGTGTTCCACCATTTCTGTGTTGTCCACCAGATGTATTGTATGATGTTTGAATCCACATTTGAGCTGGCCAGTTATTGTGTCTCTCTAAATATTGTTGACCAACTGATTCGTCTTCAACTCCAGAAGCATTTAGCATATCAGAGTTATTCAGTGTAAGAACTGCTATAACTTTACCGTTTGCTCCTAATTTTGCGAAATGTGCCATAATTGTCTCCTATTATAATTTAGTTTGTGTTAATTGTAAATGCATATTTGTTATTGATATTTATATCTTATAATAACTATTCCTGAACCGCCTGCTCCTCCTGTTCCATCAGATCCAGGGTTCATACCTCCACCGCCTCCTCCTCCACCAGTATTTGCTGATCCATTAGATCCATTTACTGAACCATCATTTCCAAAATCTGCACCATTTCCTCCTCCACCAGAACCTCCTGGTCCACCTCCACCTGTATTTGCAGAAAAAGCTCCTGCACCACCTCCACCAGCATAAATTGTTGGACTTGCTGAAATAGAAGTTGTTACCCCTGCTCCTCCTGCTCCTGAAGGACCACAGCCTGAAATTGGATTTGACATAGATCCACCAGCACCACTTGCCCCACCTCCTCCTGCACCTTTAGAACCTGATGAATTATTTCCACCATTATTTCCTTGAGGAGGTGATGCAGGAGGTGTGTTACCTGTACCTCCAGTATTACTACCATCACTACCTGCACCACCACCAGAACCACCAGAACCACCATCTTTTTGTGGTGCTGAAGGACCACCAGTGCCTCCTCCACCTCCACCTGTTGAAGTAATTGTTGAAAATACTGAATTTGATCCACCTGTACCTCTATTAGGATTTGTACCACCAGCTCCTCCACCACCTACTGAAATAGGATAAGGTTGAACTGAAACTGGTAATGATGTTGAACTTGCGAGTGGAGAAGCTGACCATGGGGCACACGCTTCTTTTGATTCTCTATAACCTCCAGCTCCGCCTCCAGCTCCGCCTCCATTACCAATTTGATTACTTCCTCCTCCACCACCTCCTGCTACTACTAAATAATCAACCGTTGTTGATCCTAATGGATTTCCAACATTTGTTACTGTAAAAGTTCCTGGTCCTGTGAATGTATGAATTTTGTAATCTCCACAGCATGTTACTGTTCCACCTGTTGCTGCTACAAATTGTGCATTATTAACTTCAGATAAAGATCCAGTGTCAATTACTCTCCAACCTTCTGTTGCATCTACATAAATTAAAGTCGCTGTAGTGTTATTTACATTAAATATTAAATCTGCAGCAGTTCCATTTATATTAGATGAATTTCTTCCAATGGTTAAATTATTTGTTGCCCAAGTTCCTGTATAATCTGAAAGAGCAACAATATCTCCAGCACTCGGTGCTGCTGGTAAGGTTACTGTAAAAGCGGCACTTGTAGTATCACAAAAATATCCATTGCCACTTACCGCTGTAAATCCTGTTGTTTTAGCAGTTGTATCCCAGTTAACTGTTCCTGTTCTACCAAATCCTGTTTGTGATGCACCTGAAGCAATTGCAATAGTTGAGCCACTATATCCTAATGTAATAGTTGTAGCATTAGTTTGAGTAATGATTGAACTTGTATTTAAATTTTTAATTGCGTCTGTATTAAAATTAGCACCTGAAGTTACGATAATTGTATCTCCACTGTCGCCCAATGTTAATTGAGTACATGTTTGTTTAGGACTAATTTTATTTACTTTTATTTCACTCATAATTTTTACTGATATTTATACCTTATAATAACTATTCCTGAACCACCAGAGCCCCCATCTATAGTTACTGAAACACCACCTCCACCTCCACCTGTGTTAGCTGTTGCATTTTTTGTAGGAGAATCGGTACCATTTCTTCCAGATCCTCCTCCACCAGAACCTCCAGCAGTAGAGCCCTCATCAGAAGCTGCACCACCTCCACCTCCTCTCGTTACAGAAGTTCCTGTAATTGATGAAGCAAGTCCATTTCCTCCAGTGCTTGTAGAAGGAGTTCCTGTAGCAGGGTTAGCTGCAGCTCCTGCTCCACCTCCACCTGCTCCGTGGGATCCTGAGCTAGGAACAGTTGGTGGTCCATTATTTACTCCATTTCCTCCATTATTACCTTGTGAAGGACTTACTGGGGGACTATTTCCTGTACCTCCTGGTTGAGATGTTGATGCACAAAAAGTTCCTCCTGCACCTCCTCCAGATCCACCTGGTCCACCTTGTTTGATAGGAGCTCCAGGATTTACAGCTCCCCCTCTTCCACCACCTGTTGATGTAATTGTTGAAAAAACAGAAGGATTACCATTTGATCCTACACAATCATTATTTGTTGCTCCAGCACCACCACTACCAACTGTTATTGGATAACCTTGTACTGAAACTGGTAAAGCAGAAGATCCTAAAGGGGCTGGTCCTGCTGAATAACAACCACTAGCTGTTCCATTTGAAAATCTATAACCACCAGCACCACCTCCACCACCTCTACCATCTCCTCCACCTCCACCACCCGCTATTACTAAATAATCTACTGTTGATGATCCAGCAGGATTACCAGCATTTGTTACTGTAAAAGTTCCAGGACCTGTAAAAGAATGAATTTTATAATTTCCACATGTTGTAATTGTTCCACCTGTTGCTGCAACAAACTCTGCAGTATTAATTTGATTAAATGTTTGACCTACTGTTTTCCAACCTTCTGTTGCATCCACATATACTAATGTATAAACTTGACCATTAATTTTAATTTTTGCATCTACTGTTTCTCCATCAATTTTAGAACTATTTCTACCAACGGTTATATTATTAGTTGCTGCTGTGTTTGCATAATCTGCAATTGCTACAATATCTCCTGCAGCTGGAGTCGCTGGTAATGTAACTGTAATAGCTGTAGTATTAGTATCTACAAAGTATCCATTTCCTGAAACTGCCGTAAAGTCTGCAGTCTTTGGAGTTGTATCCCAGTTTACAGAACCTGCTCTTCCAAATCCTGATTGAGAGGATCCTGCTGCTAGAGCAACGGTTTGTCCAGATGTACCAATTGTAATAGTTGTACTATTAGTTTGAGTAATAATAGTACTCGTATTTGAATTTTGTATTGTGTCTACTCTTAATATTCCTGTCATAATTACCTATTGAAATTTGTACCTAATAACCACGATTCCTGAGCCACCAGAAGCACTTCTAGCTCCACCTCCATCACCAGTATTAGCTCCACCCGCAGGAATGTTAGGACCTGTTCCAACTCCTGCTTTACCAGCAGAATAAGTTACTGGTGATCCTGAAATACTATTTGCTGTTCCTGGTCCTCCAGCTCCCCCTGTTGCAGGACTTCCTGGACCAGGTGTTCCTGCTCCTCCTGCTCCACCACCACCAGACCCTGCGGCAGGACTTCCAGTTCCTCCAGGATTTCCTTGAGGTGGACTCACTGGAGGAGTGTTACCTGTACCTCCAACACCATCGTTAGAAGCACCTCCTCCACCTGATCCGCCTGGACTACCAGCAAATGAGCTTGGTATATATGAACCACCAGATCCTCCACCTGTTGATGTAATTGTTGAAAAAATTGAAGGATTACCATTTGTGGGTGTACCACCCCCAACTGTAATAGGATAAGCTGTTGCTGTTACTGGTAAACCTGCAACTGCTGGACTTGGGAAATTGTTTCTAAAACCTCCTCCTGCACCCCCACCAGAATAATCCGTTGTGCCTCCTCCACCTCCTCCTGCTACTACTAAATATTCTACTGTATTTGATCCTGCTGAATTTCCATCATTTGTTACTGTAAAAGTACCTGGTCCTGTAAATGTATGAATTTTGTAATCTCCAGATGTAGTTATTGTTCCACCTGTTGCTGCAACGTATTCAGGACTGGACGGATTTTTTTGTGAAGATTGCCCTGCTCCAGTTACTTTCCATCCTTTTGTACTATCTGCATAAACAAAAGTCATTGAAATACCAGTATTTGAAATAACTAAATTTGTGGCACTTCCTTCAATGTTAGAACCATTTCTTCCAACTGTAATATTATTAATTTCAGAATTATTTGCATAGTCTGATATGGCTACTATTGCTCCAGCTGAAGGGGTTGTTGGAAGTGTTACTGTTAATGCTGTTGTAGTTGTATCTACAAAATATCCATTTCCTGAAACTGCTGTAAAGTTTGCAGTCTTTGGAGTTGTGTCCCAATTAACTGCTCCTGTTGCTCCAAATCCCGTTTGTGATGCTCCTGAAGCAATAGAAATAGTTGAACCACTAAAACCTAATATAATAGTTGTTGTATTAGTTTGAGTAATTAGTGTACTTGAATTTGTATTTTGTATTGTATCTGTTTTTAATGTAACATTAGTTGGTAAACTAATAGTATCTCCAGAAGCACCAACTGTTAAAGTTGTACCTGTTTGTGGTTCAATTGCATTAACTTCTATTTTAGACATATTATATTACTACCAAAGTTCCTGTTACAGTTAAAGCACTTGTCAAAGTCACTGGACCTGCAAGCACTCCTGACTCTATTGTTTGTATTTCAGTAATTGATGTAGCGTGTGTATTTACAAATTTTTGTGCTTCCATTACAGGAGATGGAGTATATGTTGCAGGTAGTGCACAAAATATATCTTTTATTCCTGATGAAAAATTTACTAAATTACTTGTGTTAGAACTAGAGATAACTGAATCTCTTGTAAAGGTTGTAGCGTTCGTTAAAGAGCCAATACCCACTTCCCATTGATTGCCTAAAGCAATCGTATAGTAAGTTGAATTACCTGCTCCTATACCGTCAATAAAACTTTGAAAACCTAACTGAGCACCACTTAATGTAACTGTGCTGGTTCCAGTTGTGCTTGTAGTTTCTTTGACTCTATCGTTAATAACGAACGCCATGAAACCACCTTTAAGCTATTCTTAATATTGCATTCGCCGCTGTAAACGCTGGAAACAAAATTGTAAATGTTCCAGAAGTTGCTGTTTTATCTCCACCAAAACTTAAAACACATACAGCTTTATCAGAAGCGGATGTATTATAAATTAATGCACCGTCTGCTGTTAGCGTTACACCTGTAAATGATAAATCAGAGAATGTAACGATTGCTGTACTTGTATCTAATGATACTTGTTGACCTTGAAGTATTCCGCCTCCTGTCGAATATTGTCCACCAGTTGATGCTTCATTTGTTGATGTAAATACTGTTGTGTTTTGATCTAAAGTTGCGTTTGATTGGAAAAGTGCAAGTTTAAAAACTTGTCCAGAACCTGAATCGAAATCATGTACTGCACCTAAAAGTTCTGCTTTAAATGAATTACATACTGCTTGTGTTATTGCCATATATTGTACTCCTTATAGTTGTTATGGGGATGGTGACGGTACTTTAATTCGTAACGTTCCATCCTGAAATTCGTCTCTGCGTCTTCTACCTGTTTGTTCTAACGCAAATCCTTGTAATGCCTCATTATACTTCTCTTGATACAGTTTGTACATATCCATAGGGCCTTTAAGATATGCAAAAGCTTCAACTAAACACGCATATAACAATAGTTCTGGTGCATTAATACTAATGTAAGTTTCAGTATTCGTGGCACTTAAACCATCTGGTGTGTAAATATAGTCTAAAGTT